TGAACCTCGTTAGGTGTAACATGCATAAGCATCGAGTCATTTCCTCGACCTTGTTGGCGGATAATATCGGCGGCTTGTTTTATGCTCATAGGTACCTCGGGGGGTTGCTTAATCGTAACATTTTAGCTTAGCGGTCACAAGGATGATATTTGGTTAACAGTAATAATCACTGAGGGTATAGCAGGTCTATCTGGGCTCGTTCTAGCGGCGTAGTGCTGTAGATACACCAACAAACTGTCTGACCACCACGCCATACGTAAATATTCCTCGGAAGGATTAGTAACGGTAAATATACCGTTAACCGCAGGGGTCGAATGCCCCCAAATAGAAGCGCTTTTACGCTCAGGTATATCGAAACGAGTATTACTTAGTGGGTAGTTACTGCCGTTTTGTTTCGCCCACAGCTCAAATTCATGTATTACATTATCCCGATTGGTAACTTGCAGGCTAACTGTGACTAGAAACTGCCCCGCCGTGCTAAACCGAATTTCTTCGTTGTTCTCAACCCGGATGCCATTACTAAGAATAACCTCGTCTAACTGCACAATATTTTCTGATGTAACTCCAGCGCTTTCCTGATCGACCGAGCTCATAAACATACCGAACGGGTTGTTTATATTTGAACCTCCAAGTGGCCCGCCCACTAAACGAGTGAAGTTATCGACTTGATTAAAGTATAAACGCAACGCGTTACTAATCTGCTCTTGTTGGCTCGCACTATACTCTCTTGGAGACAGTGGAATATTCGGTGCCACAGTAGTTGCTATTCTCGCCATGTCACCTCTGGCCATCAGGCTTGGTATCGACTCGTACATCACCCAACTGCCATGCCACCCCTAAGTCTTGTGACTCTACACGAAGCGCCATTTGACGACCTCGTATGCGGGTATAGACCTGACCGTCGTACTCTTGGATGTTGTACACACGAGTGGTTGCGTAGTTGTTTTGGCTTCGCACATCGGGATTATCCGCATCACCATAGGGCGCACCGGAGTTGCGTCGGGGTTTAACCTCCATTGTAACTTTCGGGCGGTTAACAGTGGAACCATTAAAGTTAATATCTGGCAGTATCCGACGCACAAACGCGAAGTGATCCCCATCACCGATATCAATATCACCAGACTGCACAAACGCTGTAATCGGTTCTGGGGAAAGCCCTGATACGTCGTCTTTACCCACCTCATGGAACAAAATACGGTTGTTGTAGTCAGCCGCCATCGGGCTTTCTCTGAGTGGAGAATCAAGCCATGCAGTGCGATCAAGTGTGCCAAAATACCAAACATCTTGCAGGTAGTTATACACAACGTACTTATCAATCGTCGTAGACTCTCGTGAGCAGTAAAACCACCACACCTCGTTGTAGGCTTCGTTGCTACCAGAAAAGATTTGATAGGCTTGGTCTTTGTTGATGTCTTCAAATATGTACTGACGCACACTGCAATACAGCGTATCTACACGACCGTTGTAGACATAGAACTTATCACGCCCCATCCAGTAGGTGATGTTGTTAGCAGTAGCCACTGAGTTAGGAGACATAATAGATATGTTGTCCATCATGATCTCAAACCGATACACAAGTGGTGCACCAATATACTGCATTGAGTAAAGCGCGGATTCTGTCCAGATTAGTATTTCTTGCCGAGTGTTAGATGACGTAACAATAAACGAGCCGTCGGTTAACCTAAACTCACCTGACTGATTGGTAATGGCAGGCACCCACTCAAACGGATTATCTTGGTCTGACCACCGGACTAGCATAGGGTCGAAGTCAGTGTTTGCGTTTGTCGGGTCGTACGGGTTTGCCCCCATGCATATAATAAATCGCTGTATAGGTGCTGATAGCACTTTGGCGGTCTCGTTAGGCACAAACTGACCAGAAAACCCAGCCGCCGTTGAAGCATCATTTAACAACACCCCCCGTACAGTTGTGCCCAGTGTGGCATCCCAGTAGTAAACCGAGCCGTTACGGGGTGCGAAGAATAAATCCTCACCGAAGCTGTCCATCGACCAAAGACGCAACTGTTGCCCTACCCCCACAACACCGGCTTCACCCCACCCGCCAGAACTCCAAGGGTCTGCACCCCAACCGAGGCCGACCACGTACGTATCAAGACCTGTATTGACTTGGTATTCGGCTACGGCACTTGCCCCACCACCGGAAGTAGCAGATGTAGAGAACACGCCGGGCACTTCGATCGTGTATTGGGTTGTGTCAATAACACCTACAATCTGTTGCTCTTTATTAAGATCTGTGGCGTCAAACGCATCAACAGTAGTCGCACCCGAATAGGTAACGAAATCGTCAGGTACAGCCCCGTGGTTTACATCAGTGACGATAACAGTCGAGCAAGCAACATCAGCCGCAGACAAGTGAGAGACAGCCGTTGTTCCGTTTATACCTCTGTTTACGCCTAGAAGTGTATTACCAGTAATAGCAGAGTAAGACATTTCCTCAGAATCTATCTTGATCGTACCGCCAGTCGAAGGGAATGAGGCTGCACTTGTTAGCGGTATGCTTTGTTGGATTGCAGTGATATCGGCGCTAAGCGTGTTAAACGATGTAGAAAAAGGGTCACCTGTGCTTGGTGGTACAGGGCCCAACATAGGATCTGAGGTGTTTCTAATAGGGGTGATATCGCTATACCCACCACCTTCCTCGATGTACATCTTCAAATTAGTGCCAATGCCTAGCAAGTTTTTACCCGACAACGTACCCCAGTTGAGCATAGAACGCGCCACACCGAGGTATTGATTGTTAGACAATCGCACCCAACCACCGATTTTTTCAGGGCGTCCTGAACGAAAACGAATCTTATCGCCGTCATAATACTTCGACTCAGCAGAATAGATAGTACCTTCTCGGTCCATACCAGCTTTGAGTGCTATCTTGGTTACAGCCATTTTAGACGTCGCCTAGAAGTGTGATTAACTTATTGTACTTGTCTTGGCGGTCTGTGAGACCGTTGTACCCCCCATTTATCCTGCGAGTCACCGCACGAACATCACCCGTGTCAGCCAACTGATTAAGCCTATTTGTGTTCCAAAACCATCCTGCCGACATCGCCGCTAGTTCCGGCTCAGCTACCAAGTCAGGTTCTAGCAAGGCGTTGTTGTCCGCAGACAGACTAAATGAGGTGTAGTTATTCTTACCAGTCAGTTGCATCAAACCCCGACCACGGTACTTCCACCCATCTCCCGAGGATTCCTCGCCATTTCCCATACGGTTAGCATACACACGGTTAGCGATCTTCTCAGGCTTTCTAGCGTATTCATAGGCCATTTCAGGAGTGGGAAAGTACTTACCAAACACCTTACGCAAACCTGCCGCGCTGTAGTTTAAGTTTTCTGAGACGTGACGAAACCCACCAGACTCGTGGGCTATTTGGGATAGGAACATGGCTTGTCGCATGGGGGTGTTGATGTCGTACTTAACCATGGTCATGTTTAGCCAAGGCAGCCACTTGTCGACCGCATCTTTAGGTACGCCTATCGCTCGTAGTACATGTGACTCAATCATTTGTTCCCCGCATAAAGTGCCAGTGCAACCGCCAAGATAGACGCCAAAAATTCACCGAGTCTGTTCTTAGCACACAAATCTATTTCTTTTCCATACCAAGCTGCTAACCCGCAATAAACCGTACCTGAAAGCGCGATGAGCAAGTAGATCATCAGCACCGCGACCACCACATAGAAGGCAGACTTATTTGGGTCCACGGTTCTTTACCGCATCCGTTATGCTTGGTACTAGCTTCTCCAGCGTTCTGCCGCCAACGTAACCAACAAGACCAAGCTCGACAATCGACCACAGCTTTAGGTACTCAGCCTCAGATAGGTTAGGCGCTGCCCATCCGAACCACCTAGCCACGATCAGCGCCACAAATACCAACATCGTCAACGGTCGCCAGTTAGCCGCCATCCAGTGCTCAGAAGCCGCCTCGGTATTTATGATTTGTGCCTGAGACTTGAGCTCTGTTAGTTTGCCTTCTTGTTCTAGGCGGATGAGTTCGAGCTTGGCCTTGTCCGCCGCTTCCTTATCGGGGATGATTTTGTCGATTAGCTTGGCACCGATACCGAGGATATCTAATAGCATGACTAGACCCTCATAATAAAATAAATGGCAAGGTACGGAGGTCTGTTCTCGTGGGACTCGCCGCCGCCTGTGTTAGCAATTGAAATTGTGTGGCTATGGGATTCATTTGCGCTCATGCCACTTGTAGTACCTGAAAACGAGTGAGCGTGGTTGCCAACAGCGTTAATAGAAATTCCTGTTGTCTTGGTGTTTGTGTTCGACGTTATCAACCCTTGACGACCACCGCCCGCATCACCACCTTCGTTTGGCTGTGTTTGCCCAGCATTAGTCGTCACGCTATGGAAGTGACCAGGGTCATTTAATGTGTGGTTGTGTCCACCAGCCTCACCTGTCGTGCCACTAAACGTATGGTTGTGGCTTAAATTAACTGTGTTTGAGGAGCCCGTGTGTGTATGGCTAGGAATCTGTGCAGTAGTTAGCGTTACTGAGTTAACCCCACCTGTATCGTCCAGTGCGTAAGTAGTACCTGCACCGACCACAAACCGATCACGCAAATCAGGTGTACCGTTCGTGCCATCGCAAGCTTGCCACCCAGTAGGGATTGTCCCTAACGAGCCGTACCACATAATGACCGAACCGACAGGCAATGCTGTCTGAACAAACGCCGTTGTAGCAATTTGTGTGCTGTTATTTCCAGCGGACGCTGTAGGCGCCGTAGGCGTTCCGGTAAGTGCGAGGTTGTTTAGAGGTGATGGGTTTGAGTTGAAGGCCTCGGCACCGTCAGTAATAACCCTGCCCGTAATAACGTCATCGCCATCGCAGTATACGTATGCTTCGCTCAGTGTGGGGATCTCGAACGCGGTGCCGCTTGCCGTTTTTAGACTGACGGTAGCATCTGACCGGTTTTTTACTATGTAAGTCTTGGATACGTTGGGGAT